GGGTGTCCGCTGAGCAGGCCACCGCGCACTACGCCGAAACCTCGAAACTGGATTCACTGCAAACCCAGAACAACGAGATGACAGGCCGGATCGAGACGGCAACCCGCCTGCTCGCCGAGATCCACCGCCATGTCACCGCGATGGCCCCGCAGGCCGCCGGCCCGGACGCGGCCACCGCGCAAACGCCATGACCGGGGAAACAAACCGGGGCGGCAACGGGCGTTTCACGGCCAGCATCAAGACAGCGGCCAGGGACTTCGAGGCCGCCGAGATGCGGGTCCGGGGCCGCAGCCTCCAGCAGATCGCCGATGAGCTCGGGTACGCGTCCCGCGGCCACGCCCACAACGGCATCATGCGCGCGTTCGCCGCCCTGCCCTCAGATGAAGCCGAGGACGCCAAGCGCCTTGACCTTGAGCGTATCGACCGGCTCATCGCCAGAGCGTGGGATGTGATGGAACGCGCGCATGTCGCCTGGTCCAACGGGCAGGTGGTCCGCCGCCGGACCGGCGAGTATGAACTGGACGGGGAGGGTTTCGAGCGGCTTGACGACAAGGGGAACCGGATCCCGCTGTACGAGGAAGTCCTGGACGACGGCCCGCTCCTGTCCGCGATCGACCGGATCGAGCGGCTGATCGGCCGGCGAGCCCGGATCTTCGGGTACGAGGCCCCGGCCCGGTCCCGGATCGAGGTCGTCACCCCGGACATGATCGAATCGAAGATCGCGGAGCTAGAGGCGCAACTGGCCGTCAATGACCCCGCCGGGCGCGCCTAACCGGAATTTGGTCAAACCTAACTTATAATGGCCTTATGGGCACGAAAGGCATATGGGATCTCAATTGCCTGATCAGTCAGGTGGAGTCGGTGTGCGAGATCACCCCGGACGGCTGCTGGCTGTGGCGGTACGGGGTCTGGAAGGAACGCGGACTGACCGACGAGCAGGCGGCGTATCCCCGGCTCATGATCGGGGGCGTGCGCAAGCACGTGGCCGGCTGGATCCTCATAGCGGACGGCAAGCCGCAGCCGCCGGGCGCCGAGCCGTGCCACAGCTGCGATCGTCCCCCTTGTGTCGCCCCGCACCACCTGCACTGGGGTACGCACAAGGAGAACATGCAGGAAATGGGGCGGCGCGGGCGCAGCGGGCCGACCCGCCACCCGGAAAGCCGGATATGGGGTGCCGATCACCTCTACCGCCTGCACCCCGAACTCATCCCGCGCGGCCCGCGTCCGGGCAACTACGCGTCCGGGGACGACCACTGGACGCGCCGCATGCCCGAGCAGATCTCGCATCGCGGCACCAATCACACCTTCGCGCGACTGACTCCCGAGATCGTGCGGGAGATCAGGGTCCGCGGCAGAGCCGGCGAACGGCCGACGTCGATCGCCCGGGGTCTCGGCGTCGGCCGGACGACAGTGCGGGCTGTCCTCGAGGGGCGCACCTGGAAGGACGTCGCGTAGGGGGGTCGCGTGCCGGCGCCCGTCATTGACGCCAGCCTGGACCGGCTCCGCTACCTCCGCAGCTTGCAGGATCGCGCCTCCAGGATCAAGAGGGGTGTCGCCCGCTACTACGATGACCCGGTTGGCTTCCTGGATAACTGCATCGACTGGGGCGACGGCGACGGGCCGACCGACTACCAGCGGGAGATACTCGCCGCCTTCCCGGCGAAGAAACGGGAAGCCGTCCGAAGCCCGCACGGGGCCGGCAAGTCATCGCTCGCCGCCTGGGTCATGCTCTGGTTCGCGCTCACCCGCGATGCTGCCGGGGTCGAGTGGAAGGGGGTCGCGACAGCCGGCGCCTGGCGCCAGCTTATAAATTACCTTTTCCCTGAGCTGCACAAATGGGCCTCGCGGATCAAGTGGGATGTCGTCCGCGACGGGTACCCGTTCTCCAAAGCCGAGCTGCTGAACCTGAACCTGCGGCTCGGCCACGGAGCGCTTTCCGCGGCGGCCTGCACGACCCCGGCGCTGATCGAGGGCGCGCACGCCGACAGTCTTCTGTTCATCTACGACGAGGCGAAGGCCATCCCCGCGGGGACGTTCGACGCCTGCGAGGGCGCGTTCTCCGGCGCGGGCGAGGGTGGCACTGAGGCGTTCGCGCTAGCCCTGTCCACCCCCGGCCAGCCGCAGGGCCGGTTCTACGACATCTGCAAGCGCAAAGCCGGCTACGAGGACTGGCATCCGGTCCACGTCACGCTGGACGACGCTATGGCCGCCGGGCGCATCACGGAGGAATGGGCGGACCAGCGGGCACGGCAGTGGGGCCCGGATTCGGCGATCTACCAGAACAGGGTCCTCGGCGAGTTCTACGCCTCCGATGAGGACTCGGTGATCCCGCTGGCCTGGGCCGAGGCTGCGGTGGCCCGCTGGCACGCGTGGGATGAGGCCGGACGCCCGGAGTCCGGCCGGGACTTCCTGCCCCGCACGGTCGGCGTGGACGTAGCCAGGACCGGCTCAGACCGTACTGTCTTGGCCATCCGCAAGGGCCCCGTGATAACCGAGCTCCGCAGGTCGGTCCGGGAAGACACCATGCAGACCACCGGCCGCGTGATGGGCATCCTTGAGGCCGACAGCTCCTGCACCGCCGTGGTCGACGTGATCGGCATCGGCGCGGGCGTGGTGGACCGGCTCCGCGAGCAGCACGCCCGGGTCCTGGCGTTCAACGCCTCACGCGGCTCCAAGGCCAGAGACAGTACGAGGGAGTTCGGGTACGCGAACCGGCGGAGCGAGGCGCACTGGGCGCTCCGTACCGCGCTGGACCCGTCCGGCGCCCCGGATTACTGCCTGCCGGACGACGAGATGCTACTGGGCGACCTGTCGGCACCTCACTGGTCGGTCACGTCAAGCGGGAAGATTCAGGTGGAGAGCAAGGATGAAATCCGCAAGCGCCTTGGCCGGAGCCCGGACGACGGGGATGCTGTCGTGATGGCCTACGTCCCGCACCTGGCCGACCACGTGCCGAACGCGCGCCCGTGGGCCGGCGCTATCGAGCTCAACGACCTCGGCCAGTCTGAGGACGCGCAGATGCGCCGCCGTCTCCGCGGCGCCCACGGCGGAGCCTATGACCAGCAGACACCGGAATCCGCGCCGTGGAGCCTCGACGGTTTCGCGCCCGAAGATGACCAGCAGGAGCACCCCGAGCACGGCAGACGGGGGAACGTCAGATCGTGGCGGTAGGGTCCAGGTCGGCCGCTAGCATCTGCCTCAGTAGTTCGGCCGCCTTGTCCGGTCCGCCGACCGCTTCTATGGCGTCCCCTATCTCGGCGGGGACGATAGCGGCCTGCGGCGTCCCGCGATTGGTGAGGATCACGGGTTCTCGCGTATGCCGCACCCGGGCGATAACGTCGGACCAGTGAGCGCGGGCATCGGCGATTGCCATATCCATTGACGTGCTACGGTGCGCCGCCTTCGCAGGCGCTAGTTTCACTGGCTTGGTGATGACAAAAAAGCCTGTCCCGTCGTCCTTTATGCCGCCTATCCATGGCGATCCCGCGATGTTGTAGACGGGACGCTCAGACTTTATGGCCTGATCCTCGGCGGCTAGTGCGTCTTCCCGGCCGGGATACCACTGAACCGTCTGGTGGTCAACGTGCGGCCACCATGGCTGTGTCTTGGCGTGCCGTTCCCATCGAACGCCGAACTCGCGGCCGACGCCGACGTAGAGAAGTGTGTCATCGACCGCAAAGAGCCGGTAGACAGCGGTGCGCTCACTCACCGGCCTTCCCGCTTCGGCTCGGGCCGCTGCGGCATCTCGTCTATGTCGCCGACGTACCAGCGCATGAACTTCCGCACCAGAACCGACCGGTTAGTGTCCGGGTCAGCCTGTTTCGCCGCCTCGTCCAGTCGTTCCCACAAGTCGCTGTCTATGCGAATCCGTCGCAGCGTCGTTCCGTCCGGTGCCATGATGTCGGCCTTTCTGTCGCTCACATCGTATCCTCTCACATGGATTTGACTGTAGCCACAGTATGTCATACAGTTCAGGTTGTAGGGCAAAGGCAGCGCCCAGGGACCACCGGCCCCCCTAGCGGGGGGAGCAGGCGGAGCGGCACCAGGCAAACTCCAGACCCCGCAGACTTGTCGGTTCGCTGGCCATGGCCCCTGAACCTTCACCGCCTCAGAACCGGTCCGCGGGTTGGGGAAACACGGAGACAGCGGGCGCGGGGCCAGGACAACCCGGACCCGGGATCAGCCGCAGCGGCGAACCGCTGAAGGAATCCCCCGGACCTGGCCCCGCGCATGGCCCCCGCCAACCGCAACCAACCCCCCAAGGGAGCATCACCTGTTATGACCGCCACTACGCTTGACCCGCAGGACACCCCGGACCTCCAGCCTGACCCGCGGAAGCCGCGTCACCGCGTCCGCCGGGTCCTGCTGATCACCGGCGGGGCGTTCGCCGCCCTTGTTCTCATTGCCACGATCACCGGTGCCGTCTCAGGCAGCAAGACCGCCGCACCCGCCCCGGCCCGGTCATCCTCCGCGCCGTCCCCGGTCATCACCCAGGGCCCGCCAGCCGGGGTAGCGGCACCCAAGGTCACGGCCGCGCCGGCACCGAAGGTGACGCGCGCCGCAGCCCCGGCCGCACCGGCGACTACGCCACCCCCGGCTCCTGCCGCTCCCGTGGTCACGGCCATGGGCACGTGGTGCGCCGGCACCGGGTGGACCGACCTCCAGGCCGTGGAAGCCGACAACACCACCATGGGCGACGACGCCACCGCCCTGGACCCGGGTGCCACGGAGCAGGACGGCACCGTGCTGGCTGCTGCCGCGGAGACGGCCACGCTGAACCCCCCGCCCGTCACCAGCACCCAGAAGCTTGATTACGGCCTGGGCATGTCCTGGATGATGGCCGCGGGCGACGACGCGGCCAACGGCTACTTTGACAACGCGACCGGCGACCTGGACAAGGCCAACGGCTACTTCGCCGACGACAAGGGCATCCTGTCCTGCCCCTGACAAGCACCTGGCCGCGAAGGAATGCGCGTGCACCCGTTCGATACGGGTGGCGGTCACCCGACAACAAGCAGGGAGAACGGGAATGCTGAAAACCGGGCAGTACGTGTACCGGCTGGACTGCGGCGAGGTCTTCGCCGGGGACGAGGGCCTGGCGGAGGGCACCCGGCGGGGTGTTCCCTGCACGGTCCCGCGCGGATAGCCGGGTTCGGGATCTCCATGTTCGCTTTCCTGCACCCGGCGGCCTCGCCGGAAGACGCGCCGGGGTTCACGCGATGATGACCAGGGATGAGGGCATAGCGAAGATGACAGCGCAGTGCCGCGCCTACCCGCTGGTGCTGCTGGCCTCCGCGCTAGCCGACCTCGACGCGAAGCCGCACCTCAGCGAGGCCGAACGGCTCGCCCGGTCCGTGATGATCGACGTGGTGTGCGAACGGTGCCCGGCCGCCGACGCGGCGTTCACCGCGTGGGCGGACAGCGACGACATGGACCAGCGCAACGCCGTACCCGCCATCGTGGCGGCAGCGAGGGAGGCAGGGCGATGATGACCGACATCTGGTGCTTCACCTGCTCCCACGAGATTCGACGGGAACTGGCGGGCGGCTACACCCACCTGGACCCGGACGACCTGGACGGCTGCCCTTGCGCCGAAGACGGGGAGGCATGCGCGCCGTGACCGCGACCCAGCGCGCCCGCAAGCCCCGCCGCGAGTTGACCCCGGTCGACATCACGGCACGTTTCCCGGCGTTCCGCAGCGGCAGGCTGGAGAACTGGTCCGCTGCATCCCGCGACGGCGTGTGGAAATATGAGCGGCTCGAAGACGCGGGCACGCCGTGGTCGGTAGTCCATGTCCCGACCGGGACCGAGGGCAGCTGGTACGGCACGCTCACCGCAGCCCGTGAGGCCACCGCGAACGGTTCGGCGCTGGAGTACGTCGAGAGAATCCAAGCCCATCAGCGCGGCGAGCACAAGACCGAGCGTGACATTCGATGTGGAAGGTGCAACTAATGGCCGGCAAATTCGCAGAAACCCCGTTCGTCCTCGCTGAGATAGTGGACAGCAAGGTAACCGCCGCGACCGTTCGCTACGGCATCGGCTTCAACTGCTCCCGCACCAATCAGCCCGAAGTCCTCCAGTACGTCCGCCACCCGGACGGCCAGGAGAACACCTACGTCATCGTGCGCGGGCTGTCGTCACAGAAGGCCGCCGCTATCGCCATGATCCTGAACGCGCCAGAGTTGGGCTGACCCGGGATGCCACGGCGCAAACTCGGCCCTGACGAGTACATTGGCGACGACGGTGACCTGATGACCCGCGATGAGGCGATCGCAATCGGCCAGCTGGAAAAGCTCGCCAAGCACTGGCCGAAGACGCTCAAGCTGGTCAGCATGGCCGGCGAGATATACATCATCCGCAACGACGACAAGCCGGCGAATGAGCATGTTAGTCACACCCCTGGCTCACATCGTCGGCATCCCGAACGACGGAGGCGGCTGGTGACCGGCCGCTCCGCTGCCGACGTGATCGGCGAGGACGGCAAGGTGCGTGTACTCTCTCGTCGCTGCGGCACTTGCCTGTTCCGCCGAGACCACCCATTCGGATCCGAGCGCGCCACTGAGGTCATCGAGGCCAACGTCACCGCGGGTGCCCTGCTCACCTGCCACTCCACGCTCCCGTACGGCGGTCACCCCGATTTCGGCCCTGCTGTCTGCGCGGGATTCTGGGCGCAGCACGCCATGTCCACCGCCGCGGGGAGGATGGCCCGGTTCCTGCTGGGCGTCACCCGGATAGCCCCGCCCGGAGATCAAAGCCGTGATCATGACGAGCCGCCTTCAG